GCACCGACACGCGCCAGTCCCTCCGCTGGCGTGGCGGTGCGCGGCGGATTCGTCCCGCCCAGAATCGTGCTGACGTAGCGCTGGGTTTCCTCGAACGGCGGCACACCGCCGTACTTGTCGACGTTGCCGCCGCCCGCGTTATAGGCCGCCAGCGCTTTCGCGTAGTCGCCGCCGTACTTGCCGAGATTGGACTTCATCAGATTGGCCGCGTAATCCAGGCTGGCGTACGGGTCGCTGGTATCGACACCGGGGTGATACTGGGGCACGATCTGTGCGACACCCGACGCGCCCGCTGGACTGCGCGCGCTGGGGTTGAACCCGGACTCCTGCTGGATCTGGCGGACGAAGATGTCCGGATCGACGCCGGCCTTGAGCGCGGCCTGGCGCGCGTAGTCCTGGAGCGGGCCGCCGGGGACAGGCGCGCCACCAGTGGCCGGACCGGTAGCCGGTGCCGCCGCAGTCGGACGCATGTTCTGCAAGAAGCGATCGACGTCGCCACCGGCCTGAATGACCGCGTTCATCGCGTCGAGCGCTCGATCGCCCGAGCCCGTGCCCAGCCCGTTCAGGAACGCACCGGCGTCCGCGCCTGCGGAGGTCGCCGCCTGGAACGCGTTCTGGAGCCAATCGCCCGTGTCGGCCGCAGGTGCCGACGACGGCGCTGGTGCAGACGACGATGGGGAAAGCGCTGCACCGCGGCTACTGGGTGGTGCCACGGGAGCCGCCGCCGGCGCTGCCGATGCTACCGCTTCAGGCGCTGCTTCAGGGACCGGCTCCGGTGTCGGTGGTGGACCTTCAGGAGTCGGTGCCTCGGCCCACACCCCGATGCGCGCCAGGTCAGCGATCCGATCGTTGGCCTGATGGGCGAAGCCGATACCCTGGATCTTGCGCTCGCTATCCTCGGTGTACAGCTGGTTCTGCCACTGGTCGTAGCCCGTTTCGTCGACGTCTGGTAACGGACTCGTCACGGGTGCTGCTCCTCACGTTCGACCGCGCGGTCCGCGGTCGGCACGTCGCCATCGTGGCCGCCGATGAACGCGAGCTGGCAGCGCAACTGGGCAGCCGCGCGAGCCATCTCGGGTGTCAGCGACTCGAGCTCGCGCACGGCGTGCAGCAGGGCTTCGGCCTCACGCCGCGAGATGATCAGCCACGGGCGACGATCGGCGGAGTGTGGCATCTACAATTGCCACCTATCAAGCGCCCCCGGCGTGCGCAAACACCCGGGGGCTGGCACCAGAAGGAGCAAGCTTCCGATGCAAGACGACGCTATCGCATGTGCGTGCGGCTGTGGAGCCATCATCCAACCGTGGGATGGACATGGACGACGATGGCGGACGTTCGTTATCGGCCATAACGCACGATTGCGTGGGCCATGGAAGCAAACCGTACGAATCTGCCCTACGTGCGCCTCCGAGTTCAGCCGGCCTGTTTCGATCAAGCAACGCTACTGCCGCCGCGAGTGCGCGGATCAGGCGAAAACCACTCGAGCGAACATCGCTAAGCAGCGCATCTGTCGACAGTGCGGAGCTGAATTCATGGCGAGTTCGCCAGCAGAAATCGCGCGCGGTGGAGCGATCTACTGTACGCAAAAATGCGCCTGGGCAGGCAAACGTGGCATTCCCTACAAGACGCTTGATCAGAAATTCTGGTCCAAGGTTCAGATCGGCGAGCCGGACGAGTGCTGGCTGTGGCTCGGAGCTATCCACAAGCAGTCCGGGTATGGGATTCTCGCCTTGGGATCGAGTGGCAAACAACGAGGCTACCGGGCTCACCGCATCTCTTGGGAGCTCGCGCATGGACGATCGGCGCCGAAGAGTCTGCAGGTACGCCATTGGAAGTGTCACAACCCGCCGTGCGTAAACCCACGCCATCTGCGGTTGGGGACACGCGCCCAGAACATGCAGGACATGGTCAAGGCCGGGCGTCATCGATCGCATTGGCCGCGTCGACCGGGCACCTCGCATTGGAACGCGAAGCTGACCGACGAGCAGGTTCTTACAATCCGCTCGCGCTATAGCACCGGCGGCATCACCCAAGCGGTGCTTGCGAGAGAATACGACATAAGCCTGACAAATATAGCGGCTATTATTTCGCGAAGATTGTGGCAACATTTACCGTAATCGCCAAGTTCCAGCAGTCGGAGCGTTGCTAGCATACTTGGGTAATGCTTGATTCATCAAAGCTTCTACGTCCGGTTTATACCACCCGCTCGCCTCGTACTGGGACGTAAGCATGTCGCGCTGACTCGGAGCCATGTTTTTCCAGCTCTGGGCGGCGACCTGGTTGGGCGCCGGCAGGTTCATCTGGTTCTGCTGTGGTGCGCCGTACATGTTCGTGCCGTTGCCGGACGCCTGCTGGAACGCCTGCGCGGCCGGGCTGTACAGACTTTCCTGGTTGGACGTCGGCTGGGCGTACACACTGGCGCGCCCCTCGGGCTGCGCAATCTGGTTGTTGGGCGCGTACGCGGCCTGGTTGCTGCCCATCGGCGTGAACGTCGCCTGCGGCCAGTTCGCGCCGCCACCACCAGCACCACCACCAGGCTGGTAGTTGCCGTATTGCCCACCGCCCGACACCTGGCCATAGAGCGTGTTCAGGTTGGCCGCCTGGGGCTGCATGCCGGTCGTCGCGCCGCCGCCGGGCACGTACTGGCCCATGGCCGCCGCGGTCAGATCGCGCATGCCACCCGGGGTCGCACCGAGGACCTCCTGGTACTTGGCCCAGTCGGCCGGACCACGCAGGTTGCTGAGCAGCGTCAGGTACTGGTTGGCCGTCTGCTGCTGGAGTGCCTGCTGCTGACGCGCTTCCTGCTGCTGGCCGAGCCACTGGTTGTATGCCTGCTGCTGAGCGTTGAGCGTCTGCTGGCCGGCCGTCGGCGCCTGACCGGGCGCGTAGTACTGGCCGTACATCTGGCCGAGCGTGGCGCCCTGACCAAACGTCTGCTGCTCACGCGCCAGCGTCTGCTGGCCGGCCGTCGGCCCACCCGGCTGCCACGTGCCGAATTGCTGGGTGAAGAACTGCTGAGATGGAAAGGTCCAGTTGTCTTCGAACTTGCCGGTGAGCCCGGCCTTGTCCATCGTCTGCTGCCAGGCAAACTTGGCCGCATTGAGCGCGCGAGTCTCACTCTCGCCAGCAGCAACCTTGTTGTTGTATTCCTGGGTCGCAATATCATTCGCAAGCTGTCGTTGTTGATCGCTCTGCTGATAACTGGCGTAGTCGGCCATCGTCATGCCGGCGGTACCTCCGTCATCGGATTGGCGGGCGGCTTCCACTCCGGATGGGCCGCAACGACCGCCTTGTACACCTGGGCGAAGCGCTCGACGCCCAGGCGCGCCACCTCACGCTGGCGCCCCTGCTGATTGGGCGAGCCGTCCGGATTGAACAGCGCTCGGGCGTAGTAATCCATCTTCTGGTCCTCGGTCAGATCCGCCGAGAAGGGAGCTCTCCCAGGTGCAAAGGCGAGCGCGACCTTGGTCGTCACGTCGTCAATCCAGTACGCCAGGTCATTCGCTACTTCATCGAGCTGAGTCTGGCGCTGTGGAGTACGGCGGATACGCGGAGTAGATTCCGACGGAGCCTCTTCGGGTACGTCGTAGGACATCGCGGACGACTCAGCCACGCCGTCTCCGGTCACGCGGACAGTCGTCGCCCGCAATGCCCGCCCGCATCACATCCACTTTCGCCACGGGTGCCGGGTGAACCGCGGACAGCCGTCCCAGCCATACCACTTCCAGATGAGCGCTGCCCAGCGTCCGTAGCGCCGTCCGTTTCTCATCACCCGCCTCCCGGTAAACCAATCATGTTGGCCGGTGGACCCTGGACCATGGGCGCACCGGGAATGCCACCCGGCGGCATGCCGGGGCCGGCGCCCGGAGGTGGCGGCGGTGCAATCGGCAGCCCCGCACCCGGACTCGGAACCGGGTTCGGCGGCATCCCGCCAGGACCGGCCGGATTGGGCATCCCCGGCGTGCCGCCCGGCACGCCCGCCGAGCCAACACCGGCCATCTCCTCCGGACTGGGCGCGCCGGCCTTCTGCATACGCTCGGATTCAATCGTGCCGATCTTCTCGAGCATCTTCTGCTTGACCATGTTCTGCACTTCCTGAGAATTCTTCAGGTCGTGCAGCAGCCACGATTTCTCGACCTCGTCCGGATTGGAGCCGCTCTGCTCGACCGCGTCCTCGTACGTGATCAGCTTGAGCTGCATCTTCTCGCCGATCGCCCTGGTCTGGATGATCTCGTTGCTGGGCGTCGACGGCGCCAGCTTGGCATCGTACCGATGCACGCCCTTCAGATCGTCCGGACCGATGCCCAGCCAGGTCGCCTTGCTCTGGCCGCCGACCGTCTTCTTGCCCTTCTTGGCCTCGAGCTCGCCCCACGCGTACACCTTCTCGCCGATTCGGCGTTCGATCAGCCACGACTCGAAGCCAACCCGATCGCCGAGCGCCACCTCGGCGTTGCTGACGATCGGATCCCAGCCCAATCTCGCCAGATAGGCGGCCTGATTCAGGGCGTAGCCCGACTGATCTGAGGCGACCACGCCCTGGACGACGCTCGGTAAGGCCAGATCCATGAAGTGCTGAACGTCGCCCATCAGCTTGTCGAAGTCCAACCCACTCTTCGGTTGGTCGATCGGACTGACGTCGAACGGATAGAGCTTGCCCGGTTCGATCTTCTCTTTCTGACTCTCACGTCCGTCGTTGCCGTACGGCGCCTGCGGCACACCCGGCACCTGGCCGGGCGGGGTGTTCTTCTTGAACGCCGGGAACGCGGTCAGATAGGCCGAGTTGAAACGCATCGTCAGCAAGCTGTCGAGCAACGGGAACAACGGCAGAAAGCCGTGCAGAATACCCAGCCCGCGGCGCTCCGGCAGCCGGCTCGCGGTGGTCGTGCCCAGCGCGTGGAAGTACGGGCCGCGGAGTGTCTTGAGCAGCGGGTCGCCGTACTGATGCGGGACGACCTTGCACAGCGTCCCAGAGCCCATGCTGCCGCCCTTGTGGCGCTGATTCGGCCCCTGCAGCACGATCACCTGGCAGTGGTAGTCCCACGCCTCGATGCACCGAATGGTCGTGCTGCTCGCGCCGGCGTTGCCCTGGCGCCCACCGCCGTACAGACTCGCCCACTCCGCGCGGGCCAGCTCCGCGGCTCTCGGATCCAGCCCGCTCCACGTCCTGGGCGCCACCACGTTGCCATTCCGATCGAGGCCCGTGCCAAAGCGCTCGAGCGCGTCCTGGTAGGGCATCTCCTTGATCTCGAGGCACGCCGTCAGCCCGTTCTCATTCTGCGTGTAATAGAACGTCTCGGGCGGCACGTCGGTCGTCGTGATCGGGTACGGCAAGCGCAGTTTCACCTCCTCGGTCTGCTGGTGGTACAGCCGATCCCGGGCGTCCTGGTCGTACTCGCGGACCTTGTCGAGCTCGTCCTCGATGTCCTTGCTCTCTTTTTGGTACTCGGCCCACGCCGTGTGCGTCCGCTCGACCGTTTTCAGGATGCCCTCGCCCTTGATCGCCAGGCTCCACAGGAACAGCCTGAGCAACTGGCGCTGCGCTTCCTGCTCCTGACGCCGCCAGGAGGCCTCGAAGAAGTGCTCTCTGAGCGTGGCGTTCTGCTGGTAGATGTCGCCGAAACCGACCGGCTTGAACTGGATGGTGACCGGGTTGACGCTCAGGGCCGCGGTGACCGTGTTGGCGATGTGCAGCGCCATCGTCGTGCCACCCCGGACCTCGGCCGCGGTCTTCTTGTACGCCTCGGGCACCTCGACCGGCAGCTCGCCAAAGAGCACCGCGTCGATATCGCGATAGACCTGGTCGCGGTCACTGAACTGGCGCGCCAGGTCCTCGGCGAACTCCATCGTCGCGCGTTCCATGGCGTCCTCGTCGGAGCCACTCTTGAACCAGCCGTCGGGCGGCGCGCTGCTCATGCTCACGACGGATCCCGCGGCTCGAGCGGCATGATCACTCCTTTCGGATGACTACGCGGCGCGTGTTCCAACAATCGCCGCCCACAGCGCACGACGTAGCCCGTTTCGAGCCGAAACAACTCCTGGCCACACAGGTCGCGCCGCTCTTGCTCGAACGGATGATCGGGCGGCTCGTTCGGCCCAGGCAACGGCCGCTCGTGTGCGAACAACTGCCCGCCAACCATCATCCGAGACTGACTCCCGCGGCGCTCTGCTGCTTTGCCTCGAGTGCCGCAACACGTGCCTCGAGGGTGGCCAGCACCACCACCACATCGTCCGGCAGCGTCACGCTCAGCAGCGTCCCGTCCGCGCGCTGCGTCCGCACCACCAGTCGCCCCCGATGCGTCCACAGGCCACCCGTCTGCCGCTCGCCGCCCAGGATGCGGTCCTCGGCCACATGGCTGGTGGTCACCCGAAACTCAACTCCACCACCCGCGTCTCCGCTGCCCGCTGGGCCTCAGCACATAACCCGTACCTGAGCGCATCCACCGCGTGGTCCTCCGTCTTCTGCCCCTTCACCTTGTCCGCCACGTCCTCCGGGTCCAGCACGTCCCTGACCATCGCCGGCAATGTCCGCTCTAGATTCGGACACGCCCCGCGTATCACCTGCAACCTGGGCCCCTCCCCGTTCTTCACATCCAGCGCCGCCCGCACCACGCTCCACCCCGTGCGCCGATTGTTCATGCCCGGTACCACGTCGCCCACTACCCCCGCGTACACCTGGGCAATGCTCGGCCGCTGCGCTTCTGTCCTGGCATTGAACATCGATGGGTCCAATACCCGCAGCACGATCCGCTCCCCCTCACTCGCCTCTTTAATAATCTGCGCCTGCTCTTCGTCCCGATACCCCGCCCCATACCGCTCCCGATAGCAGTACACCACCCGCGACTCCGGATCCCGCGCAAACCACAATGCACACCACGGCGCCGCAAATCCGTAG